GTTTGCCACAGACGATTTGGAAAAAGTGTACTTTCAATAAACGAATTAATTAAGACAGCAGCAGCTAAACCTAGATCGCTGTGTGCATTTATAGCTCCCACGTATAGACAAGGTAAATCTATAGCTTGGGAATATTTAAAATTTTATACAAAGCCTCTAATGTATTTAGGAGGCAATAGAAACGAAACTGAATTAAGAATAGATTTATTTAACGGAAGTCGAATTCAAATATTTGGTGCAGATAATCCTGACAGTATCCGAGGAATGGGTTTTGATGGAGTTGTCATGGATGAATATGCGATTATGTCACCTAGGGTATGGACAGAAATTGTCCGACCTGCAATATCCGATAAACTAGGATGGGTAATGTTTATTGGAACACCAATGGGACATAATCAATTCTGGGAAGTCTACGATTTTGCTCAGCGTGGTCATAAAGACTGGATGGGTAAGATGTATAGAGCATCAGATACCAAGGTGATTCCAGACGAGGAACTGGCTCAGGCACGTTCTATAATGACCGAAGAACAATACGAACAAGAGTTCGAATGTTCATTTACTGCAGCGGTCTCAGGAAGTTATTATGGAAGATTAATAACGAAAGCAGACAATGATGGAAGAATCTGCTCCGTGCCTGTGGATAAAAACGTAGGTGTAGAGACATGGTGGGATTTAGGTATAGGAGACTCAACAGCAATTTGGTTTGCTCAAAGAGTTGGGGAGGAAATACACCTAATAGATTATTACGAAACTTCAGGAGAATCATTGGCACACTATGCAGATAAACTTGAAGAAAAAGATTATGCTTATGACCGTCATATAGCTCCACATGACATCATGGCAAGAGAATTAGGAACAGGAAAATCTAGATTGGAAGTTTCTAATGAATTAGGAATAGATTTTGAAGTAGCTCCTAAATTAGAAATTGATCACGGAATAGAATCTGTGAGAAATATGTTACCGAATTGTTACTTCGATAGAGTTAAATGTAAATTAGGTTTAGATGCTGTCAGACAATATCGGAAACAATGGGATGATAAGAACCAGGTATTTAAAAACAAACCTCTTCACGATTGGTGTTCACACGCAGCAGACGCATTAAGATACGGAGCTGTGCATGATCCCATTGATACAAGTGAATGGGAAAAACCAATTGAAGTAGATACGAAATACATAGTATGAAATCAGAAAAAGATATATTAGCAGTTTTAAGCAGAGAGATACATAATGCATCAGGTTTTATTGGTGGGGAATTAGTAGCTCGAAGAAAAAAATCATTAGAGTATTATTTAGGTATGCCTTTAGGGAACGAACAAGAAGGTCGTTCTCAGGTAGTATCCAATGATGTACTTGATACAGTAGAAAGTCTCATGCCTTCCTTAATGAGAATTTTTACTTCAGGCGATAATGTATTTAATTGTGAAGGTACTGGACCAGAAGACGATGAAATGGCACGTCAATGTTCTGACTACCTTAATTATATTTTTTATAAAGAGAACAATGGATTCCTAGCACTTTACTCAGCATTTAAAGATGCTTTGATTCAGAAGAACGGAATCCTAAAAGTTTATTGGGATGATTCTCAGAAAACTGAGAGGGAAGAATATACAAGATTAACAGATGATGAATTTAATGATCTTGTTGCTAATCCAGAAGTTAAAGTTTCAAATCATTCCGAATACGAAGAACCCATTACAGACGATCAGGGAAAAGAGTTAGATAAAGTAACTCTTCATGATGTAGTCATTCATAGAACAAGATTATACGGACAGGTCAGAATTGAACCAGTTCCTCCAGAAGAATTTTTAATTTCAAGACGAAGTAAAGATATTAATTCTGCAAATTTTGTATGTCATAGAACCAACAAAACAAGAACAGAACTTGTTGAGATGGGCTATGATAAAGATCTTGTTGAGGGATTACCTACGGGTGATACCGACTTCTTTACAGAAGATAAATTTGTACGACACCAGAATGTAGATTTTTCACGGATCTAATGAAGGTGATAAAAGTACCAATGATGTTTTAATCTATGAATGCTACGTCAAAATGGATGTTAACGAAGATGGCAAAGCAGAATTATTAAAAATAACAACTGCAGGATCTGGAACAGGTAAGATGATAGACATGGAAGAAGTAGATAACATTCCATTTATTTCAATGACACCTGTGATCATGCCACATAGATTTCATGGTAGATCTATATCTGAACTCGTAGAAGATATTCAATTAATTAAATCGACTGTTATGAGACAAATGTTAGATAACATGTATCTAACAAACAATAACAGAGTTGCTGTCCAAGACGGACAAGTAGCTATGGATGATTTGCTTACTAACAGACCTGGTGGAATTGTTAGAACGAAACAACCACCACAAAATGTTATGATGCCTATTCCAGCACAACCTATTACGGAACAGGCAACAACAATGTTAGGTTATCTGGATTCTGTCAAAGAAACTAGAACAGGAATTACCAGACAATCACAAGGGCTAGATGCTAATACCTTAAATAAAACAGCGACTGGACAAAACCAAATTCTGACACAATCACAAATGAGAATGGAGTTAATTGCCAGGATCTTTGCTGAAACAGGTGTGAAGGATCTAGCTTTAAAAATGTTTGAACTGGTATGCAAATACCAACAAAAAGAAAAGATCGTAAGAATTAGAGGCAAGTATATTCCTATGAGACCTTACGAATGGAAAGATAGAGTTAATGTTACTGTTCAAGTAGGATTAGGAACAGGATCAAAAGAACAACAACTCATTCTTCTTAACGCTATATTGGAACGACAAATGCAAGCAATAAACTTACAACAAAATACATTTGGTCCAATGGTTAATCTTAGGAACATATATAATAGTTTAAAGAAACTAATAGAGAACGCAGGTTTAAATGGAATAGAACCCTATTTCATGGATCCTGACGTAGGTGCAGCTCAAATGCCTCAGTTGCCACCTAAACCACCAACTGAATTTGAAAAAGTTACATTAGCTCAAGTACAAGGTGAAAACCAACGTGCACAATTAAATGCAAATGTAACACTAAAAGAAATTGAAGGCAGAATGAGACAACAACTACTTGACTTTGAAATAAAGATTAAAGAATTAGAATTGAAATACGGATCTAAGATAGATGAGCTTGAACTTAAACGTAGAAGTATGTTAGAACAAGCAGATCTCAACAAATCAGGTGATTTGATGAAAGAGATAGTAAAAGGTCAACAACAATTCTTTAATGATGGACAAAAAGGAAACACAGATCAGGGAGGGAAAGCGAGCCCAAGTGCTCCTAAACGATCCCCTTCTGAAACAGGCATTTGAAGATCTCCTAGAAACTTATAAGCAGGAGATTTTCCACACAAGTTTTGCTGACGATGAAAAACGTAGATCCCTTTGGATGGCATATAATATGCTAGATAAAATCAAAGGACATTTGCAGACTATCATGGAAAGCGGAAAACTAGCTCAAAAAGATCTTGAGTTTTTAAATAAGAGCTAACCTATTCAAGGAGCTCGTTACACGTCAACCAACAAGGAGGAACGTTACAATGGCACAAGAACAAACTGTTCAAGGTGCTGCTAAAAAAATATCTGGACTTCTGAATCCTAAAGAAGGACAAGCAGAACCAGAGAAAAAAGAAGCAGTCCCCTCAGAGCAACCTCAAGAGATCAAAGAGGAACCTTCAAAAGAGAGTCAATCAGAGTCTGAAGAAACTCCCAAAGAAGCAGCTACTGAAAAAACCGAAATCGAAGAAGAAACGCAAACAGCTACAGAGGAACCAGAACTCCACCGCATTAAAGTTAGCGGTCAAGAGTTAGAAGTCACCCTCGATGAACTGAAAGCAGGTTATTCACGAGACTCGGATTATAGACAAAAAACTCACACTTTAGGTTTAGAGAAAAAAGATCTTGAAGCTGAAAAGGGTGGTTTGCGTCAAACTTATGATACTCGTTTATCAGAACTAAACGACATGATTGCAACTGCTGATGGTTTCATCAGGCAGCAACAAGGTAGTAAAGACCTTCAAAGGCTTTATGACGAAGATCCCACATCTGCGGCTAAACTGGACTACCAGTTACGAGAACAACAAAGACAGATTGATGGCATGAAGTCTAAAGCTAATGATGCTTACCAAAAACAATATGGTGAGTACCTTGACGCACAAAGACAATTAGCAGCAGCGAAAATACCAGAGTACAGCGATCCCGATAAAACCGATCAATTCAAAACCAATATGCGTACATCGTTACGAAGTTATGGTTTTAATGATGGTGAAATTGGGAATCTTGCTGATCATCGTTTCTTAATGGTGATTAGAGATGCTATGAGTTATAAATCTGTTAAAGATAAAAGACCTATAGCACAAAAGAAGGTAGCGAATGCTCCTAAAGTTGTAAAAGCTGGTGTCGCAAAATCAGGTACTGGTTCAGGTAGAGAGGGAATAAGAAATAAAATCGGTCGATTAAAGAAAACTGGACATCTAAGAGATGCTCAGAACGCTTTGCTTGACATGATTAATCTTAAATCTCAAACAACAAGGAAATAAACAATGGCACAATTTAGTGACACGTTTGACACGTATGATTCCATTGGTGAAAGAGAAGATCTGTCGGATGTTATTTATAACATCTCACCTACGGATACGCCTTTTCTTAGTTCTGCAGCTAAAACTATATCAACTGCAGTTCTACATGAATGGCAAACAGACTCGCTGGCAGCAGCAGTTACAACTAATCAAGTTATCGAAGGTGATGAAGTAACTATAGACGCTCTCACTGCAACAACTAGATTATCTAACTCTTGCCAAATTATGGACAAAGTTATTGTAATTACAGGTACGCAGGAAGCAGTCGATAAAGCTGGTAGAGCTTCTGAAATAGCTTATCAAATAGCTAAAAGAGCAAAAGAACTAAAAAGAGATCTAGAAAGTTCTCTTTGTTCTAACAATGCTGAAGTAACAGGTTCAGCAACAGCAGCAAGAGTAGCTGGTGGCTTAAGATCATGGGTCGCTAGTAATGACTTAATGGGAACTTCAGGGACATCTGGTGGCTTGGGTAATACCGCAGCTACTAATGGTACTCAAAGAGTTTTCACAGAAACTCTCTTGAAATCTGTAATTAAATCAGTATGGGATGCTGGTGGAAATCCAACTATGATTATGGTTGGACCTTTCAATAAACAAAAATTGTCAGGATTCACTGGTAACAGTACTAGATTTGATGCAGGTGCTGATGCAACTTTATACACATCAGTAGATGTTTACGCTTCTGACTTTGGTCAACTACAAGTAGTACCTAACAGGTTCTCTAGAG